AGGTGAACTTGCTTGCTTTTTAAAAGGTGAAACAGATGTTAGAGAATTTCAAAAGAAAGATGTTAACTTTTGGAATGCTGATTGCTCTAAATCTTCATGGCAAGAAAATCCTCATTGTAAAAATGAATTTGACCTTGGAGAAATTTACGGCTACCAATGGCGACGTGGTTTTGGATTTGACCAATTGGAAAAGATCATTCATGATTTAAAAACAAATCCCTCTTCTAGGCGACATCTTTTAATGACTTTCAACCCCGCGAGTTTAGATAAAGGCTGTTTACCGCCTTGTTATGTTTCCCATCAATTTTATGTTTCTCATGGAAAGTTTTTAGATATGATGGTGCACCAAAGAAGTGCTGATCTTTGTATTGGTGTTCCTTTTGATTTAGTTTCTTTTGCTATGTTCCAACATATTATTGCAAAAGAAACAGGATTAATTGCACGGGAATTAAAAGTTGTTTTCGGTGATGTTCATATTTATGATTCACACGTTGAACTTGCTCAGTGCCAAAAAGATCGGCCACATAAAACTTTGCCTTTCTTAACTTTAAATACAGTATCTGGAATAAAAGATTTTAGACATGATAAAATAAAACTTTACGGCTATCACTATCATTCACCTATTAAATATAATTTTGAGGTACAGCAATGAAAAAAGATATTTATTTTATTGACTTTGAAACTTTTTCAAGACAAGAAATTAAATTTGGAAGTTTTAGATATGCGATGGATGAAAGTACAGAAGTTATTTGCTTGGCATATTCTTTGAATGGAGAGGAGCCAGAACTTTGGTATCCTGGATTAAAAAATCCTATAAAATTATTAAACCATATTAAAAGAGATGGCTTGATTCGTTCTTTCAATGCGACTTTTGAATATGGAATCTTAAACTATACCTGCGCTCGTTTGTATAAGTGGCCAAAAGTTAAACCAAAACAAATGCGCGACACGATGTCAGACTCTCTTGCTTTATCTCTTCCCGGCAGTTTAGCTGGATGCGCCGAGGCTTTAGGAATAACACAACAAAAAGATAAAAGAGGGCGCCAACTTATTACTTTACTTTCTAAACCTAGAAAACCTACCAAGAAAAAACCGTATGATAGAAACACAAAAGATTTAGAACCAGAACTTTTTGAAGAGATGTATTCGTATTGTCTTCAAGATGTCCGAACAGAAATAGGAATTTTTAATGCTCTTCCTAGATTTGTTAAAGGTAATGAGCAAAGAATTTTTGAACAAACTTTAGAGATTAATCAAAGAGGGGTTCCAGTAGATATTGCCCTGGTCGATTCAATATTGGAAGCAAAAGAAATTTATCAAATTAGACTTAATAAAGAGATTGAAAAAATTACGAACGGTGAACTTATTTCTACTGGATCAAGGCCAAAAGCTTTAGCCTGGTTGTTAGAACAAGGCGTCACAATGGATGGCTATACAAAAGGCGACGTTCAAGCCGCCTTGAAAAGAACAATTTCTAAAGAGGCTAGAAGATTTTTAGAAATTCGTTCAGAGCTTTCAAGAACTCCAATTAAAAAATTTGATTTTCTTAAGAATGCAATTTGTCCTGATGGTACTATTAAAAATAATTTAATTTACCATAAAGCAACAACAGGAAGATATGCGGGTTCAGGTTTTCAAATTCATAATCTTCCTAGAGATTCATCTGAAAATCCTGAAAAGCTCATATCTCAGTTCTTAGACAAAAAAGATCTAGCTAGTATGAACGTTTACAATGAAGCCATAAAGCTCGTTAGAACAGCAATTACTGCTAAGAAAGGATATAAATTAATAGTATCTGACTTTAGTTCTATTGAGAATAGAGTTATCGCTTGGCTTGCTGGTGATTATGAAACTTTACAGGATTTTGTTTTAGGCGTTGACCAATACAAAACCGTGGCCAGTTCTATTTATTCTGTTCCGTATGACAGTGTTTCTAAAGATCAAAGACAACTTGGAAAGATTTCAGTTTTATCTTGTTGCTTCGGTGGCGGATGGAAAACTTTTAGAGAAATTTGTAGAACTCAATGGGGTATAAATATCTCTGAAGAAGAATCTCAAGATATTGTTGACGGGTATAGAAAAAAATATTATAAAATCGTTAAGTTTTGGTACGGGTTATATAGTGCCGCGATGACTGCCGTGACAGCTAATGGAAATATGACAAAATTTAAAGCCATACAGTTTAGAAAGATGGGAGATTTTTTATACATGAGACTTCCCAGCGGAAGATTATTATCGTATTATAAACCTGAGCTAAGAAAAGTCATGACTCCTTGGGGTCAAGAAAAATTGGCACTTACTCACATGGGGACGAATACTTATACAAGAAAATGGGAAAGACTAACTGTCATCCCTGGTCGATTAACAGAAAATGTTGTTCAAGCAACGGCGAGGGATTTTTTAACAGAGTCTATGAAAAATGTTGAAACAGAAAAATACACGATTGTCGGGTGTGTGCATGATGAAATTATTTCAGAAGTTTCTGAAGATTTTGGAAGTATAGAAGAATTTAATAAATTAATGGAAGTGCTCCCAAGTTGGGCAAAAGATTTTCCATTAGCTGCAGAAGGTTATGAAGCTAAACGGTATAAAAAATAAGGAGAGAAAAATGGATGAGGCAGCATTAAAATTTTTAATAGAAGATTTATATTTTATTTCAACAATTTTAGCAGTCAGTACAATTGCTAATATTTATTTAACAGCAAGATTTTTAATTAATGAAATAGGAGGAAATTAAATGGATACATTAATTTTAAAAGAAGGAAAACTATCGGCGGAACAAGTTACAAAAATTCAAGAAGAACTTCATCAAAGCTATTTAACAATGGCGGAACAAATGACTTTGTTAAAAACACAAGAAGAATTACTTGAAGCATCGGCAGTAGCTTTAGAAGCTTTACAAAAAGCCAATAGATTTTGTAATGAAACAGTAAAAAATATTTTTACAATCTTAGGATCCAGAAAAGATAAGTTTAAAGGTGATGCGGAAATGGATGTGCTAATGACTGCTCTTGCGGAGTTTGTTATAAATACAACTGAGGAGTCGTTAAAATGAAAAACTTTTTTTATAAAATTCTAGGAGCTTTCATTGTTTTTGTTGGAAACAGTGTCGGCCGCATAGTCCATTTCTTTAAAGGTTGTAAAGGATTCTACAAGCATGAGGTTGGAGTCAAAGGAAAATTAAAAAGGCGAGTTTGTAAAAGATGCGGCAAAAGATGGGATAGAGAAAACGGAAGATGGAAATTTTTAGGAAGATATAGCTTGCAAGGAGTTAGAAAATGAATCAGATAAATAAAAAATCTAAAGAACTTCAGATGAGATATGTTACCGGAGAACTCAAAGGTTTAAGAAAAGTTTTAACTTTTTTATGGGACGGCGAACAGGAAGCTTTTAATATTTTATATTTTATAAAATCTAATTACAAAGAATGGCCAGATATGATAAACTGGTTAAAAAGAAATAACTTAAAAGGCAAAGCTCTTGTACAGATGTTTCAAAATGAAAGTCCTGATGGTGGCGGTTACCACATGGGCGCAACTTATATTTTAAATAAATTAAAAGGAAATGTTTTCCAAACAGATTCAGTAAAAATAGGGGATTTATTATGAAAATTGAATGCAAAGCCTGTTATAATATTCATGATATAAAGGAAAACTTTTGTCCTGGTTGTTCTAGTAAACAAGGCGGCTTTCTTCAAGTACCAAAAGCTAAAGAATACGGCGGAAAACTTTTACACCTTAGAGAAACTCTTGTTCATACCAAATCTAAAAACGAGTATATCATAAGAGAGCTTCAAACAAAAGGTATGATTGTGACAGTTAGTAAAGGAATTTTATCTTTAGAGAAAAAAAAGTGCTACATATCAGAAAAAAATATTGAAGAGTATACAGTCAAATCTGGAGCTCCAAAATGAGTTGCATGGAACATGAATGCAAAGATTGTGGCTATATAATCTTTAGTAATACATTTAAACCTGAAAAACCTTGTCCTAATTGTGGTGGATTAAATTTTTATTCTTTTTACGATGAGGAGATTTAATCATGGTTAAAATAAAGAAACGTACAAAAGCCGAAAATAAAATACGAACCAGGTTGAATGCTTTGGAAGATGAATGGCTTTTAAATAAAAAAGATTTTTTAGGCTACCAAGATTTCTTACAAATGAAATTAATCCAGACACAAGATGTTGTAGAATTATTAAAGAAAGAAATTGGAGTAGCAGAAACTTTTATAGACATTACTGGAAAGATCGGTGATTTTTTACGATTTAAAAATGGGAGTAAATAATGGAAGGAATACTGATTGCTAGATTAATTTTTCAATTAAATATTACTCCGGCTTTAAAAACTACGATTTCTCATTGTACTTTTTACGGCGTTCAGGCGGGCACAGTAGATATTTTAAAAAGATATAAAATATGCAAATGGAGATTTTTAGATAAAGTACTAGTTGCCAAAAAAGATAAAAAATAATGAAAAGATATATTCTACCAATTTTTATATCTATTCCTTTTTTACCTTTAACAATTCCTTATACAATTTTTATTTTTTGTTATTTATACAGAACAAGGAGAAATACAAATGGATTCAAAATTAAAACAACTGATTGAAGAAAGAATTGCAGAACTTGAAGACCAATTAAAAAATTATAGCTTTATACCAGGAACACGCAAAAAGGTATTAGATGCTTTGGATAGAAATTTAAAACTACTAGGAAGAAAAAGAAATGAAGAATAAAATAGAAGAACTTATTTTAAAATCGAGTACTACTTGCGATCGTGGTAGTACTCATTTCCCTCGATTAATTTTGGCTTTATTTGTAGTAACCAGTCTCGCATTGAAAAGCACATCATGTTGGTAGGCGCTTCATGTAAAGGAATAAAATCTATCTCATCAATCCACTCGCCAACGTTTCCGTCAGAAGTAATATCTAGATTTTTATATCCTTGCCCAGCTTCAGAAAATCTTAGGCCGACAGCGTACATTTTTATAGGTTCTTTTATTGTTGGCGGTTTACAACTAAGAATCCCTAACAGCATCCCGCCAGTCATTATCATTTTCAGCATTCTCAATCCTTTCTAGTTTGTGTTCGCCGTCTTGTATATTGTATCTTAAATTGTGCTTCCGGAAATAATGTTCCATAAAAGGCTTGGCAAACTCGTCGAATAATTCTTCTAAAATATAGGTAACAATCCAAACTTCAAAACCTCCAACGATAAAAAGTTTCTTTAAAAGAAATTTAATACCTTTACTTTTTAAAAATTTAATTAAAGGAGTTTTTAAACTCCGCCAAAAATTAATCTTCTTCGCCATCTAAATCAAGTCCTGTTTCTTTTTCTACAACATCAACCCCTTTTTTCAGGGCTTCTAAAAATAAACTTCTAAGATTTTCTTTTTGAGAAGCCAGGAGTATATCATCGAATTCTGTTGGGATAACATCGGTCAGCTTTTCTAAAACTGGCATGACTCCAAGGTCAAAAAGTTTATTTGCCAAAGCTTCTTCATCAATTTTTATTTCTACTTTAATTACTTCTTTTAATTCGTTAAAAATATTCATAAAAATCTCCTATAGTTTTCTAATGTCCGCATGGACAAAAGTTTTATAAAATAATATAAAAGTAAATCCACTTTGTTTTAAAGCATGAGTAATATCATCATCAGTAAGATGGTCTAGACTAGATAATGATATATCTATTGCTTGGCCAATTGTATGACGAGATAAAACGGAACCACCTATTTTAAAATTATGTGCTATGCATCTATAAAGAGAATTAATTTTCAAAGGTTTTCCAATTAAAATTCTAAACTTTTCATAAGCTATAATAAAATCATCATCCAGAACAGTAGAACGACAAAATTCATTTTCGCAATTACATCTGGCTTCTTTAGATGAAAGCCCTAAACAAATCGGAACCTCTAACTTTTTTTTAATAATCATAATTAAATACCAGATTTAGGAAATAAAAGTTTGATTGCGTCTCTTTTTGCTTTGTACTCGGCCATTCCAGCAGTATCATTTTCAATTAACATTTCTAGGTATTTATTTTTATTTAAACCTTGTTTTTCATATTCTGCTTTTCTATCTTTTCTATATTTTTTTGCTAAGGTTTTCGCAGCCTTAGCTTCTACTTTACTTTGGTCTAAAATAACTTCATTGTTTTCAATTTTAGAAATAGATAAATCAATTTCATTAGGATCGAATTCAATTTGATTTTCGTTTTGCCTTTGTACAAAAACTATTTTTTCTGCGTCTTCAAAAAATGTTTTACTAATATAATTTTTCATTTAATTCTCCTTATTAAATATTCCAATATTTAAAAGCTTTAATATCTGTTTCGCTTAAGTGCATTGTAACTGTATTATCTGCATCGAGAGCTGAACCACCATCTGAATCAGTAACTGTAACAAATGCCGTTGCTGTAAGAGTTAAAAGCATTGAAAAGACATTTCCGGTATATCCTTGAGCTGTTGCTTGAACAGAAGTAGGGGAATTTTTAAGACCTAACTTCGTATAATCGTAAGTTACTTGCCCCGGGGCAGTTCTAACAACAGACGTAAACCAAGGCTCACTTATATTATTTACTACGGCTGTTCCACTACTACTGGCTACCTGAGCAGAGTAAGAATGATTAAATTCGATATTTTTATTATACTTGGTATTAACAAAATAATTAGAATCCGCTGTGGTAAAATCACTACCGGAGTTATTAAAGTATTCAGCAATACATCTCCAAGGATTGTGAGGGTGGTAGGCACCTCTTAAGTCTGGCCTATAGTGCGGAGAAATATCAGAGATAATAGTTTCACCTGTACCAGCAATATATAAATAATAAACTGTACTTGATTGCTCAGTTGCATTATACATATCTGTAGCTGGTGCCAGGTCTGTAGTTATATTCCAATTTTCTTTATTATAATCAAAGCTTATTTTATTTCCTAAAATATTTACCTCATTCTTTATATTTTTTAAATCTATAACAGAAGTGGAATTGATTTCTGTTTCTATAGAATTCGCGCTATCATACTTGGCATAAAAATCAAAAGATCTTGCGCAAACGCAATTTGCAGAATCAATACCAACAACACCGATAAGTGTTCTAGAAATTACCTGCCAACTTGCACCGTCATATCTTTTCCAAACACCCAACGATAAATCTTTCCAATAGTCTCCCGCCGCTGGTCCAGTTGGAGCTGTGAAAGATTGAACAGGTGTTATATAAGAAACATCAATAGTACTACCATCGTCTTCAATAAATATCCATCCGGTGGATAAAACTGTAATCACATCGTTATTAGTATACGCAGTTCTATTTATTGGTGTGTCCGCAGAATCTGTAAAATATCCTCTGAAAACATTTGTCAACTCTGTTGCAGATTTAACAAAAGCCAAAGCGTATTCTGTAGACACGCCCGCAATTTTTATCGCAACCATTTGTCCTATGAAAGCTTGAAATTCTGCGCCCATAGTATCAACTATTATTGATTCATCTTCTGCTCCGTATTCCCCTGCAGTTCTTGTTTCAATTCCATCGGCCGCACTTGTGTCGTCAACTAAACAAGTTGCTGTAGTAGAAGGGCCAACAGTTAATCCTGATTTAGTTACATCAGCTGAAGCAGTTACGGCCACTCCATCAATATCCAAAATTAGATTTGTTGTTGTTGCTTCTAAAATAAAACTTGCTGCCGCGCCATTTGGCTTTATAAATTGCGGCTGATCTGATGTCGCTCTTGTTTGACCAGAAATAATTCTATTTTGTGGAGCAGTTAATAAAGAAGCATCAACAGCCGATCCATTTAAAATTAAATTGGTGATATAACTAGTACCCCAAGGAATTGCTAAAGTTCCTAAAGATTGTAGTGGTGTTGGAATTCCGTTTGCGTCTCTCCCTACAACGGAACCTAATAAGGCCAAAGTCAGTTCATTGATATGACTGGCGTCGATTATGTCCCCGTTTGCATAGGCGACCTCGAGGGTGTTTGTGCTCATACTTTTTCTCCTAATGTTGTTATTAAAATTTTAATCATATATTCCCATAATGTACAGTACCAAATTTGGCTGCCCCGTAATGACTCTTAATATTTGGATCAATTCTATCTGCATCTGGCTGGTACACATTTAAACCATAAATTGCAGAACCATAAAAACTTCCTATCTGAGAATAATACCCGTCAGAAATATCTTTGCCTGTTTGTCTTAGTTTAACCATAGTCAAAAGTGTTTTAGGATTTTCTTTTATACCTATGACTTTAAAAGCTTTGTTATCTTTTATTTTTAAATTGCCAAATACATAAGGATAAACTGCCGTCCCATATTTAGATGAGCCATAAACCGGAAGTTTATTATCGCCGTATGGTTTTATTCTGTAAGGATAATCAACAGACGCCAAGTCAAAAAACTTAAGATCTTTTACGTCTGAAGTTTTACATAAGATTTCAAGTTCTGTTTTTGGAATTTTCCAATTGTCTAAAATATCTGTCGCAATAACTGCTTCAGTTATAGGATTAGTTATAAAACCAAAGTCTAAAGTTTTTGGATTATCTCCAAAAGTATCTATGGCCCCAGCATTTGATTTAGAGATTGCGCCGATGGTAATAGTATTAAAAGCTCTTTGTAAACCGGTATTATAGTTTTTAATGTCAAGAATATTTTCTCTACCGAAAACATCACCGTGGCCATAAAAATTAAAGACGTCGCCTGTAGTAAAGTCTCTACTTCTTACAATCATATTATCAGTATCTTTTTCTACAAGTAAAATCGAATTAGAAACGGAGAGAAGTTTATCAAGTCCTTTTTTAACTGTTTTATTATCAAAGAAAGAACCATCATCAATTATATAATCATTTTGAACATTAATATTTGAAGCAGAATAATTTAATACAGCGACAATATCTGTTAACTGTAAAATGGTTTTAATAGCTGAGGAAACTAAAGTCGCATTTGTAATTGCTCCAGCAGGAATCTTCACTCTATTTATAATTGAATCATTGGAAAGAATTTTTAATTTAACTTCGTTCTTGCCAAAGTTGATCTTTGATGCTCTATCGTCTATCAAGCCTCTAAAACTTGAGTCAGGTGTATTCGTAATTCCGTTAAAAAAGTTTATTGTGATTTTGGCTTTATCTCTTGAATATTTAAACAAAGACCGGGTATCATCTGGATCAGAAAACTTTCCATCAAGATTTAAAGCTGTGAGATTAATTGAATCAAAAACAAAAACACCAAAATCAAAATCGCCATTATCGACTTCTCTTTTTATTGTTGAGATTCCTTTATCTTTTATAAAATCATCCAACACAATGTCTTTAGAAACATCTGTCACAGTCCCATAAACTCCCTTAGAGACTAAAGGAGTAATTAAAACTTGATAGGATTTGGGTCTTATTAAACTCATATATGCTCTACCATTGTTATTGATTTATTGAAGCCAAGTGTATAGACTCCTTTTTCATATTCATTTTTTAATCCACCAGTTAATTGAACATTATAAATATCTTTTAGCCGCCAGTTCTTTTGCTCAACTTTAAAATAAGTCGTTCCTGTTCTTCCACCGCAAGGATAAACTAAAAATGATTCTTCCCGGTCAAAAAGTGTTTCAATAATATCTAGATCACTTTGGTAGGGATGAGTTTTAAAAGTTATTTTTACTTTATTTGTTTCATAACTTTTTTGGATAACTGCTCTTTTAGATAGCGCAATTTTTCTTGTTTCATTTCGATTAGCGACTGGCTGAACTCTTGGAAAACCTTCAAAGGTTCCTATCTCTTCAGTGACAACAAATCCGCCTATAAATTTTTCAGCATCAACAACTTGAGATTTATTTGCAAGGATTTGAAGTTTGTTTGTTGTTACCGCATCAAATTCATAATAAGCAGTGTCTCTTGCATAAACTGTTTCTGTGATTCCAGAAGTAGAAACTCCGTTAACACCAATGACATTTGTAAACGCAGTAAAAGCCGAGCCATTCCAATATTTAACTGTAAAATCTTTTAAGTTCATATCTCTTAAAAAAATTCGATTAATTGTTTTATCCGCTGGAAGAGTTACTAAAAGTGTTTCTACTGTAAGATCATTGCTACCAATTGAAATCCATTCAGTATACCTTGAAACGTCCAGAATATATTTTACAGCAGTGTCATTGCTTGTAGCTGTTGCTGTTACCCCATTTTTAAATAGAGCATAAGATTGCTCGAAGAATTTTACCGCACCATTAATCATTTTACTCATCTCCTATTAGACCAAGGGCTTTGCCTTCTCTTTGTTCAATTGAAATAAATTCTCCTGCTCTATCTTCTAAAACGATTTCAAGTCTAGGAGTTCCACCATCATTATCTACTGCTTCTCTTCCTTGTGTGTCCGGAATTCCTGCAGCTTGAACAAAGTTTGGTGCTACTCCCGCGGGAACTACTAACTCATTTGGTTCTAACATTGCTGGAAATCTGTCTCTTGCTCCTCCACTTGCACTCGTTGGCGGAACAAAACCACCGGTGGCCATGCTCGCGATATTCGCTTGTTGTTCAACACCAAAAGCGATAAGTGCACCGGCCGCCGCAATTCCTAAAGCGGGTCCAATAATTGGAATTCCAGCCAAAGAAGTATAGGCTTTGATAGCACCTTCGGAAGTTGCTATAGCAGCGTTAACTCCAGCCGCAGCTTTTCCGATTCCTTTTAGTGTAGAATTTTTTGATCTTGAAAGTTGAGCAAGACTACCGGCTGTAGATTTTGCAACGCCAAGTTCATCGCTAGCAAAAAACTTATTAAGATTCGCTAGAATAAAACCGTGTTTTGTTTCATCTTCTATAAATTTATTTCTTTCTTTTATTTCATCTGTTAATTTTTTCTCGGCTTGATTTTTTCGTATTTGATTTTCCGTCAAAACTGATTCTTGAATTCTTTCTAGATCTTCTTGCGCGAGCAAATCTTTTTGTTCTTTATCTAACTCATTTAGTTCAGCTAAAAGTGCTTGTCGCTGTTCTGTTCTTTCTGCCGAAGTTTCATCTTTAGTATTTTCAAATTCTTCTATCTCAGCAAGTTCGGCTTCATGTTGAAGAGCAAGGTTAGCTAGAACGAGACCTCTTTCTTCTGCGTTTTTAATTAGCCTGGCGTTTTTAAACTCCTCAGCTATCTCTGCTTTTCTTTGTAGAATTTCTTTTTCGTCTTCTGTCTCGCCCTCGGCTCTTGCTAAGTTAATTGCTTTTAGTTCTGAATTTTCTTTCTTAGCTGCGTCGATTCTTTTCTGAGTTTCTTTATTTGCTATTTCTGTTTTTTCTTTTGCTAACCTATCAAACTCTTTATTGTCTCCCGTTTCTTCTTTCTTCTTTTTGGCTTCTGTTTCATCTTTAGCTTTAGTGGCTAGGCGACCTCGTTCTTCTGCACCTTCTTTTGCTGCTTTTAATTCTTCAAGTTTTGCTATTTCGTCATCTATAGCTTTTAATTTTTTTAGTCCAAACTCAGAAAATTTGGCCGTCTTAGAAACTTCTTGTTGTTTCTTTTTTAATTTATCAAGTTCAGCATTAATTTGTATTAATGTTTCTGGCTTTTCATCTTTTGAAAGAACTTTAGAAAGACCAAAGATTCCCGCGGCTACTGTTGCAATTCCTGCGATTGCAATTCCTATTGGGCCAGTAAGAGCGACCCAAAAAGCAGAGGCCGCAATTCCTGCGGGAACAAATACGGCAGAAATTGCTCCAATAATTGCTGAGACTTTTAGAGCAGCTAAAGCAAAAGCCGCTGTCGCTGTAATCCCACCAGTTATTATTGCTCCCCACTTTAAAAAAGTTCCTATGCTAGAAAGTGTTTCTTTATCAAGTTCTGAAATAGCTTTGACAATGTTATTGGTCGCTTTGAATAGACTAACCATAGCTGGAGCAAGTTGAGCTCCAATATTTGTTTTTAAATTTTCAAAATTGTTTAAAAGTTTTTTACCCTGGCTTTCTAAAGTCGCATAGGCTTTTTCTGCTTCTTTATTTAAGGCTGTCGCGTTCTTAGTTTCTTTTGCCGCTAAGCTTAAAGCTCTTCCAAGCAACTCAGAATTTTTTGCTAAGACAGGGAGAACTTTTAAAACTTCATCACCTTTTAATTTAAACTTAGCAAGAGCCGCGGTTGTATCTCCGCCGGCTCTTTGTATATTTCCTATACCTTCAATAAAAGATTGAAAGACTGCGGTCGAATCTTCTTTAAAAGTTTTTCTTAATTGCTCTCCCGTCATTCCTGTTACTTGTTGCAAATCTTCTAAGGCTTTTCCACCGCCTCTTACCGCAGCATCGATTGCGCGAAAAGCCCGGCCCGTAACAGAACCACCAAGTTGCGCTTGAACGCCAACAGATTTTAGAGCAGCAGAAAGTGCCGCAGCTTTTGCAGAAGAAACTCCGAAGATTGACGTCGACCTGGAAACTTCTGTTGTCATTTTTACAATTTCAGATTCTGTCGCGGCAAAGTTATTTCCAAGAGCAACTACAACAGAACCAAAAACGTCGATAGTATCAATGGCTTCCCCAGTAACATTTAAAATCCTGGTCAAAGCAACTGCTCCTTGCTCGCCTGTCAAGTCAGTAGCGACTCCAAGTTTTGCAATGGTATCAGTAAATTTTAAAAGATTGGCTTCTCCGGTAACTCCAAGTTGACCTGCTGCTTGCGCTATTCCTAGAAGTTCATTTGTTGAAAGTGGAATCTCTGAGGCCATCTTCTGGAATTCTTTTCCGAAAGCCTGAAGCTTTTTGCCGCTGATGTCAGTTGTTTTCCCAACGCCAACTAAAGCTGTTTCATATTTTGCAAATGATCTTGTAACCAGGGCAATCGCTCCAGCAAAACCTGCGAAAGCAATCGCGGAGGATTTAGCTACGGTAGATAAAACTTTTTCAACATCTTTGGTAGCCTTCTTGACTTTATCCATTTCGTCTAGGAAGTCTTTGGCTTTACCATTAATTGTGATTATTAAATTATTCTCGTTGGCCATTTTTATACTCTTCTTGTAAACGTTTTAAAGCATCGGTTGCATGCTCAATATTTTCTTGTTCTTCTTCTTCAGTAATATCTGTATAAATTATTCTTGGCTTCAATGTTCTTCCGGCTAAACTCGCCTGGATTTCTAACTCTTCGTAAGACTTATCCCCAATTGTTTTTAGAATCAGGTGGAGTTGTCTCAAAGTTAAAGAATAAAACTGATCTAATGTGTATCCATATCTTTTTGCGAGAGAGTCATAATAAGAAGCGTAACAAGGACCTCCAGAATCTTCTGTAGTGTTCATTTCTAGAATCTCTTGATGTCTCTTCATATTTTTAATTAAAGGGACTGAAAGAGAGATTGAGGAGTTAATACAAGCAGCAAGTTCTTCACCTGTCAAGTTTTTCGCTTTTTCTAATGCTTTTGTAAACTTTATTAGACTATTATTAAAGTATTCTTTTTCTTCTAATAAAAGCCAAGCGATATAAAAAATATCATTAGGCTTTTCTTTAAGTGCCGGGAATATTCCGCCAAGAGAACCATATTTTTTTTGAAATTCGATTTCAAGAGAAAGGGTTACCAAAGACATAGTAAAATCTCGCCCATCAATATTCAAAAGTATCTTAGCTGGTCTCAGCTCATTTAGTTGGTAACCCATAATATAATAGTACACTTTATATCCTTTCTTTGATACCATTATTCAATACGGAAAATCTGTACGTATTTAAAGGGAGGAATTATGCGTTTAAAAAAGAATAAAAAATACAAAGTGGCTAGAATAGAATTTAAATGTAAACCTGCAGAAAAGAATAGAATTCAACAAAAAGCTAATATTTATACCGAAGGAAATCTTTCAGAATATGTTCTTTTTACTGCTTTAAATTTTATTCCAAGTAAAGATGATTTAGAAGAAGATAAAAAAGAAGGGTGAGACTTACGCCTCACCCTATTAAAAAACATCAGATAATCATCCTAATAATTAGACGCCTTTCTTAGCTCTAATTACTGCAACTTTATCTTCTGTACTATCTTGCACCAACTTCATAGATAGTTCTGGGATTGAAAAAGATTGCTCTTCAAAAGGAATAGGCATTCCACTTCCAACCACTTTAAAAAGTTCCATTTCAAAGACAGAACCGTCAGCTCTTTTTTGCCCAAGACAAAGTTGTCTATGCTCTGGGAAAATTGTTGCGCCTGAACCGATAGAAATTTCAGAAACACCATCGTGCGCAGAATTAATATGAAATCTTGCTGTGTCATCAACAGTCATTCCAATAGAACCTGAACCTCCGGTCATCTCTACACCAAGACCTACAATTTCAGTTGCAGTTGAAGCTACAATTGTTAGAGGTGAAGCAGTGATTTTTTGACTTTCTAAAAGCGTTAAAGTATTAGTGGCTCCTACCTTTTGGTATTCAATATCAGTAAGGCCATAAACATCAACAGTCGTTGAAGTGACCGCTTTAATAATATAAACACCATCTTTAAGATCTGCCGTTCCACCAGATTTTGCTGTGACTGTAGCAATACCTGTTGTAGCATGTAAAACTGGGACACTAGCGGAATCTAAAACATTAGCAAAGCCGTCTACCGTTCCAGCTGCAGAAGCTACGGTTGTGACAACTGTTGCCCCTAAAAATAACTCAAACATAAAGTCTGGTAAACTTTTTACTGAAGCCGTCCATTCACTAGAAATGGTTTTTGCTTCAACGGCCCATGCAAATTTATTCGAGCCTCCAAATAATTCTTCAAATTCTGAAGATAAAGTCATGGTTCCACCGCCAAGCACTTTAAGAATTCCGTATGGTAAACCGTCGGTGATTCTAAAAGGACAGATGGAATGGATACCGTAATTAATTCGATTATACATTTTCTTCTCCTAAGTTAAATAACTTGTTCTGTTTTTAAGTTCGGTAAAAAGATTAAATCTATTTCGATTTCTTTTCCCTTTTTAAGATCATACTCTTTTCTATTGAAAGAAAATTTAAAATCTTTTTTAGGAACAATCAATTTAGATTTTTTCTTTTTTACTCCCCTTGGTTTTTCTTCTTTTTCTTTTTGCATTCTTTCCTTCCTTTAACTGGCAGTAACTGAGGCTTTAATGTCAATGCCAACTGTGAGAATTATATTCTTATTATCATACGGAAAAGCATCCGGCTTGAGGCTTTTCATAAGCGGTTTAGCATAGCCCCGAAATACATCAGGACTTTTTAGGATAACCGCTTTTAATGCTCTTCTGTATCTTAATAACTTATATAAAGTATTTTTTCTTTCTTTTTCTCCTTTATCAAATGTTGCAATTTGAAAAGTGATTTCTACTTCTTCTAAAAAAGTTTCTATATTAGTTTCTCTAACCGGCGTATCTTTAAGGCCAAACATAATAAAAAAACCTTTATAATTTAGTATCCTACTGTCTAAAGTTTCAAAAATATATTTATCATTTGGAATGGAATCTAAAACTAAAGCATCTGCTTTTTCGGCGTTAATTGCGGCAATCTCAGTGGGAAGTTGCGCCTGAAATAATGCTTCAATATCTTTTACCATTAGCTCTTCATCATAAATCATTAAAGTACCCGTCCAGTTATAAGTTGTGTTATATGGTCTTGAATAATGCTGGTCCAGCGTTCCCTTCTTCCATTAATTCCTGAATCTTTAGACCGGTCTCCTTTCCCGCCAGTAATAAAAACAAACTTTCTTTGGGGAATAGTATCTCTTGGTTTATCTGACTGATGATATTTTCCGTAAGGTATACTTGTTCCAATAGTTAATTCTTTCCGGCCTATAAAATGCAAAGCATAGCGGGCAGTAGGACTTAAGGTAGAATCCGCTAAGTCCCCAGTCAGCTTTAAAATGGGATAAACAAATCCAACATGTCTAAGCTTAAAAGCTTTTGTACGTGGCTTTAGATCTTCGTATAGGCCCTTAGACTTAAGCCCAAATAACTGCTTCTGACTTCTATAAAAATCTGAAGAAATTAATTTAAAAGGTATTCTAAAATCAGCAGTCTGTTTGCCAAGAGCATCTAGCTTCTTCTGAAATACTTCTGAATTTTCTATCGACCAATCAAAGGCCGATGATCTTTTCTTTACCAATTATCTTGTCCTTTTTGAAATATAGTTCCAGAAGTAGAGGAAACTTTTATTTTATTTCTTTGCCGAGAAGTTCCTAAATAATCCTCGTTCGGAAGTTTCATTGTTGGCTCTGGCTGAATTCCTTTTGCAGTTCTTTTTGGGATGAGTTCATTTAATAAAGCATGCCCTCTTTTAGACCATTCAGGTTTTTTATCAGCTTCAGAATAATTATTTAAAATATCGTCAACGATTCCGGCAACAAGAAACTTTTCAATTTTACCTACAACTAAAAGAGCGCCAGCATCGGATAGTGGTAAAGTATAAAGGGTTGCAAGTTTCGCGTCAATCATTTCTGCTGTTTCATTTAAAAATTCTGTGATTTCAGAATCAACAACCGCAGCTTCAGAATTATCCGCGAAATCTCTAAATAAACTTTTTACTTGTGCTATAGTTGTGTAACTCATTTCAATACTTCCCTTTCTAAAATGTTTAATCTTTCAAAAATTTCTCGCTCGCTTCTTTCAAGATTTTCGATTCTTGCTTCTTTTGCATTTGATCTTTCAATCATTTTTGCAAGCTCAATTTTAACAGTATTTAAATCAATAGAAATACCTCGTAAAAAGAAGGCATTGATAGATAAGCCAAGAGTTATAAAAGAGCCGACAATCACAATCACAAGTTCCAGTTCCATACGTATTCCTTATTATCTTCCCGATATATTTAAGACCATGCCTTGACAATCAGCGTTGGCAGTGGCTTCTGTGTTTCTTATTTTAATTTCTAGTATGTCATCTTGAATCATTGGTATAATTGATTGCAGCGTTATCGTTTGGGGTCTTCCGTTCTCTAGATAATTTACTGTAGCTAAGTCCTCCAAGGCTATTGTATTCTTGATTGGAACCAACTGGTAAACATCTCGTCCTGCCCCAACTTTTTCAAGATTTATAGAACACATTAGCCTTGCCGATATGTCCTTAGCTCCATAATATTTAAAACTGCAATCAACTCCGTTATACGTTGTTGATGCACTTGAGCTTGTTATTGTTTCTCCGACTGTAAAATATTCGGGATTGCCTGACCCATCAATTACGTATTTTACATAAAGATAATTATTTCCTGTGTCTATAGATTGAATCCTTCCTGTAAATCCTGATGTTCCTCCTGTAATTATCTCATCAACGAGAAAGCTTGTAGCACTTGTTACTAAAATCCTGCTTGAAAATAATAAGTTTTCAGAAGTCTTAATAGTGTTATTAAAGTTTATTTTTTCCAAGACATTTATTGTGTTTATCGTTGTTGTTATGTTTTGAAGTTGGTCGATAGTTGCTTGAATTGTTGGAGTATTGTCTGCTATTCCCTGATTGCCTTGTATATTATAAGTTTGAAGTTCATTATAGCCAACGCTTGTTGGACCGAAAATGCCTCCAGTAGTAATCCCAGAAGTGATAAAAATATTTCCAGAGACATTTCCAAGAACTGTAGTACTATCTTCTTCAATAGTTGCGGCATATCCAGAAGTTCGTGGGTGCAGAATGTTTCCATTAAAATTAAATGCGTTGAATCCTGTAGGAATATATGAACCTGCTCCTCCTGTTTGTGCTGACCAATTATCGCTCCTTAAAGTAATCATTGTAGAAGGCTGATCGTTCCATAAAACCGATTTATTATTTAATGCTTCAAAAGATAGACCGTTTGAAACAGCAAATCCAGTATCCCAATTCGTTATAAGATTTCCATTGAAGTTAGCTGTTGCGAATCCTTCTGTAAAACCAATTCGACTTCCTAAACCATTTCCACCCCCAACCATGTTGCACTGAGTGATTGCTAGTCTTTTATTTCTTCCCTGGAATGGGTCAACAGAAGGGTTAATTGTATAATCTATATTTGTCGCTTGAATCATTGTACCATTAGCACAAGAAATTCCTATCTTATCTAAAATAAAGTTTTGATTTAATGAAGTGAACATGTCACCTGATCCAGTATAAGTTATTATATCTTTTTGTGGATCATAACCTCTTATGGCAGAATTGGAACCGAAAACTATTCTATCAGTTCCGATATTTGTTGATCCTAATAAAGTGTAAGTTGTATCATCTGCAAGGGTTATCACCCCCACTATCGCTGCCGGCAAAGTATCACTTATCGAAGCATGTGTATGTAAAGCATCCGCATTAGATCCATCGGTCAGTGTGTCTAATTCTGCGCCTGTTGCTGAGGTGTCGTGACTTACTATAGTATGAGCTAGCGGAGTTCTTGATGCACTTGAGTCGTCCAGTGTAGCATCTGATATTTTAGAATTCACTTGAGCTAATGTTGATGCGTTATGATCTGCTCCCGCGAAATCATGAACTTGATTATGGTGGTCATCAGCTGTCTGACCGGTTGTTGAAGCATGGGGCAAAGCACCGGTTGTTCCAATATTAAAAACATTTCCAGATGAATCTTTCCCTTTATAGATATGCTCTAAACCAACTTTTTCAATCCATTTAAAAATATAACCCGCGTCAGGATTTATTCCGGTAGGTTCCCCGGTTTTTAAGAATATTTCTTTTATTCCGTCTAATGCTGCCATTTACGCGTTTCCTTTTATGAATCCAGAATGCTTTATATACCCTGACTGTTTTTCAAATTTTGATGTTAAAACTAAAGTATTCTTTTCAACTGCTGCAGTGGCATCTAATAAAATTTCGGTCCATCCCGCTTCTCTATTGTCTGTTGCCGCTGTCAATAACATGACCCATTTTCCAGCGCCTGTGCCTGCTGTTTTTTTATAGTATACACCGGAGCCACTTCTATCATGATATACAGAACCCTGGTCCGCAGCATCTTGCTCGGTTGTCGGTGTTATTCCGCCCGCGCCTTGAATAAAACTAACACCGCTATCAGAATTTTCATCTGTAATCCGAAAAAGTTCCTCTATTTCAAAAGCCATTTTCTGCTCCCGGTATTTACGCGCCTTGTACTAGCCGCGCGTATTCTAAAGTTAAAATAAAAGCTTCATTGTTTGTCGCCGTTAATAGCATGTTACCGCTAGAAATAGAAAAAACAAAAGATATACTTACATTACCTATCTTATTATAAACTGATTTTCTAATAGTTGATACATCGTTATGCGCTTTAATGTCTAGTGTTTTATTTTTAGTTTGCGCATCATTAAAAACTGAAGTCTTATAATCTACTGTATGAAAAGCAGTTAAAGCAATTGTATGAATTACTACAGAAGACGCGGCTGGTATTTGAAATCTTTTCTTTACCCACAACCCACCGCGTCCGGAATCAATTCGTGCCATTTAACTAAGCTCCTCTACGGAAATAGTAAAAGTTCCAGATTTAGATTTAGCGTATATTGATACTTGCGAAATATCATAAATTCTTTCATCCCCTTCTAAAACTTCTATTCCTTTATATCCTACTTCAGTATTATCTCCGTTAATCATAAAAGGCGAAGTCGCATCAATGCCGCCGGCTTTTGCTTGGACGGCTAAAGTATTCCTTGTTAAAAAACCAGTACCCCTTAATTCTGTCCAGGTTGAATCATTAATAGATATTTCAGTTGCGATAACCGAGACATTGGCCCCAGTAATTGTTATATCGAAACTTTCTAAAAATACACGAAGCAAAGAAACAGGTTCGCCAGTATCAGGATCAATCTTTCCTGTCTTCCATGCGTCAAGTGCGTTTATTAAATCCATGCGGTCCTTTATTTATCTTCTTTTTTTACTTTCTTTTTTAATTTCTTTTTAACTTTTTTCTTTATTTCTTTTTTAACTTCTTCAGAGATAAACCAATGTTGGCAGCCAACAGTGCTTAACTCTTTTTGTTCATCTGCATTTAAATCAAATTCTTGAAAAACTGAAGTGATAACATGCTTCGACAAGTGCATTTTCCCATGGGGATGTTTTCTTTTTAGTTTTATTTTTACTTTCATTTTACTTCCTTAACTTTTAAAAAATCCCGGCCAATTAAGACCGGGAAAATTAATTAAGCATTTGTTGTCTTAACACATTTTTGCCATAAGCCATATCCGAAAACTTCTCTAGAGTCAACGCCATAAGCGAAATTTTTTCTCATAAATCCGTTATCAGAACCATCTTCTAAAGCAGAAAATTCTGGCGCTTGTCTAACCTGTCTAATAAACGGCTTGATACCTTCGTTCATATTGACTAGGTACCAGTCATTACCATCAGTAAGTCTACCAGAACTTACGATTGCAGAAAGTTTTCCTTTCATTGTATTAGATGAGTTTGAAATTTGAACACTTGTATTAAGTTCTTCAAAAAGGCTAGTCATTCCTAAAGGACAAACTACACCAAGTTTTGGTGGGGACTCATCCATTGGCTCGCCAGTGTCGTCAAGGTATCCTCGCATTGCGGCTTCAGCAGTAATCAAATCGGCCTTAAGTTGGGCAAGAGTAACTCCTGTTCCTGTTAAAAGATTTGATTGAGTTCCTGAATCGCCTTCTGTATGCGAAGCTGAAAAGAATGCTAATCCATCATAACAAAGATCGGTTGTTCCGGCAATAAGCGCATCAAAGAAAAGTTTTCTAGGGTGTTGCTTGGCTCTTACTGCTAAATCATTGATTCTAATTTTAACGTTACCAAGACGATCATCTTTAAGATCGTTTTTGTTAACAGATAAAGTTGCTTCATAATCTTTGTTAGTTAAAGAATAATCGAAATCATTTAATGCTTTCAATTGTCTCTCATCAGTCCATTCTTGCATTGACGGCGATTGACCTAACCAACCATATTCCTCGTCCCTACCGTCTGAATTCGTTTCTAAAATAAAAGGCATAATTTCTGAAGGATCTTCAGCTCCAGCGTACGCCTTTACGAAAGTTGCCCTTAGGCCTCTTTCTAAAGTTTTTTGTCCTACTACAGTACTCATTGTATACTCCTGTTTTTAAATTTTTAGTTTAGTACGCGTATCCGTCAATTCTAACATACACCTCAGTCGCCGAAACGAATTTTGAAATAACTCCAACAGCAACTTCATTAGCTCCTTGAACGGTCGACACTGTTTGATCGTCTGAAGCGTATACTACACTTCCAACGTCTGATTGCGATAGACCAGAACTAACCATAAGGAATAGTCCAGATTTAATTGCTCTACAACTGATGTCTCCTGCAGAACCTCCAGAATTATCTTTCTTTTCAAAAGCTATACCTGCAAAAGATGCTCCGACTTCAGCAGACATCGGCGCTAAATATCCGGCAGCATTATGCTTCACTATAGCCCCTTTAAAAATTATGTCAGAACCGACGACTGGGCAGTCGATCAATTTACCTTCTTTTTCACCAATAAGTTTATTGGCTGTTAATGCTGTCATCTATTACTCCTTTGTGTTTGCTGCGATAAATTCTTCATCAGTTAAATCTAAACTTTTAGCTAATCTCTTTTCTTCAGCTGAAAGATTTACTGTTTTAGAATCTACGGTGTTGTTACTTCCGGAAGCTTCAACATTTACTTTCTCATTAAGAGCAAGAACTTCTAGCATTCCTTTACCTTCATTAAGTGCAACCAATTGAGCCGCAGAAATTTTATTCTCATCAAAAAGTTTTTGATTGAGAGCTTCTTTCTTTTTCTTTTCAACTTCGGCTTCTAATTCTTCAATCTTATTACTAAGATCAACATTTTTAGCTTCCGAAGCATCTAGCCTTGTTTGCACCGCTACAACTTTACCATTCAACTCAAGCAATTTGCTTTCATGAACAGAAAGATCGATAGTGTTTTCTTTTGACATTTCTTCTTCTCCTGTTTTGGTTTTGTTATTTAATTCAACAATAGCATCCATTTTTAAAAATGGATAATTTGTTAACGCTCCTCCCAAAAGAGTCGGCCCGTGAGCTTCTTCAGTATGAGGATGAACATAATTAAATCTAAATTCTGGACTGAAATACCGATACTCTTTTCCCGCTAAAGCGGTAGTACCTTTTGTGTTCCATACGACTTGCCCGTAAAGTGTTTGTTTATCAAAAGATAAAAACACATCTTTAAACCAACCAAATGCCTCATTCTTCTGGTGGTCCTCATTCACGGCCAAATCAACTCCAACAATTTTTGATTCAAAATTATTCGCCATTGATTCTAAAACTTCTTCTGTTATATTTATTTCTCCATAAGACGGGTGATGCCCTTTTGCAACTCTCGCGATTTCTATTACAAAAGGAATACCTTCGCTAAGATTAATTGTCTGGTTATCGCTAAAAAGTCTTGAGCATCCTAAGAGCTCTTCCCCTTTATCATTAAAGTTAATTAATGAATCGGACATTATAGGTGTTAAGTCTGCTGCATGGGCAGTGACTCCTCTTCTTATTTCTATTTCAATTTCGGTACTAATATCAATTTGAGAAGGAGAAACTAAAGACACAATAAAAAAAGAATCATCACCAAAAATCTTTGGCTCATAAGAAATATACTTATCATTTAAATATTCTCTAACTTCTTTTTCATCTTTATAAACCTTTTTGTCAAAGCTCATTGTGTGGATGATAGTTTTATCTCCAATGTTATTATCCTGAAGAAATTTTTCAGTGTCAACATCGGCCTCGAGAATATTTTGCTCTCTGATTAATGATTTTAAAAAACTCATAATATTCCTTCATCGTCTTCAAATACATCGCCCATATATTTTTCGTTAAATGTTCGTATTACTAATCTTAATTTTCTTTGTGCTATTTGTTTTGCGACAGCTTCAACATACCCTGGATCGCAATGAGCGGCAAAAGATTTATATATCGCAGTTGCCTCCTCTTTATAAGCTTCAATCATTTTTTGCGCGTCGTTCATAGTGTTATACTCTTTTTAGCTGTTGCGCTTGGTGATAAAGATTCAACGTTTAAATTTTCCGTTCCTTTACTCACTTTTAAATTAGCTCTTAAATATGATTTACAATTATGATGCAGAGGCGGGGTATACCTTAGTGACTCTGCATCATTTGTTTTAAAAGTTGTTCCTGCTAACTCTTTACAGATTGTTGTTTGAGGTGCGATATTAACAAAAGTAAAAGAATGAATTTCATCAAGCACATCTGAATTAAAAAAGAAAGTATCTCTTCCTTCATTGACCATTAAAGCTGAGGCATTATTTCCTTTTACTTTTACTTGGTTAGATGTCGCAAATTGATCGGCCTCATCTTCAAGAGCTTGGCGGATGATATTCTCATCAGCTACTTTAGTTTCCATAGATGAGAACGTGAAGTCTATTCTCTTTTTAAGATCGTTCAGAGAATCTTCTGATATAAGATCGGCTTGTTTTGCTACTAAGACTTGAAGAGCTCCAGGAGTTTTAGAAAATTCATTAAGTTTAATGTCGTCAATGTTTCCAAACATCTCGCTCATTCTTTCTATATCTCTTTTAGAAGAATTTAATTCTATATTCTTTTGACTTGGTACTTCTGTTCTGGCCATCTTTATAGAAAGATTTACTGTTTGCGCTAAGCTTCTTTTTAAATCTTTTTTAAGACTATTCACTCCGCCCATTTTAACTTTATTAGTTGCATTTTGTTTTTTAGTTTCTGGAAGTTGTTTATATTTTACCATTACATCATTAATATATTTAGCTGAAGAGAATTCTAATGCTTCTTGTATATCCTCCGAAATCTTTTCTCCCTGGTCGACAATTAATGTTCTAGGAGTTTTCTTTTTCTTCTTAGAAGATAATTCTACATCTTCCGGAGTAGGCTCAATATTATCATCAGGATTATTATCTGGATTATTATCTGGATTAGTGGTCTCATCATTAATTACCTCTTTGTTATCCATCGCCTCACCTTCTGCTTTCTTTGGAAGGTTGTGCGCTTTTCTAACATGGTCTTCTAGTAATTCATCAGGAGTTATAATCTGAGCTTTAGCATAGCCGGTAATAACTTCCATAAGTTCTTTACCAGCTTCATCAGCGATTCCATTGTGTACAAGTTTTGGATATAGAGTTGGATCAATCTCATCCCCAAAGTTTAGGCGCATTAATTGCGGAATAAGTTGAAGATTAAAAACGTCCGCAATTTTATCGGCGATGTATTCAATACCATCTTTAAAAAAATCTGCAGAAATTCCAGTAGAAGAACCTACCGCAGAATTTCCGCCGATTCCCATTTCTAACCACATGCCAACTAATGATCCTACAATTTCTTCGTTTTCAGATTTGATAGCACTCTGAACTTTTGAAGGGTCATAAGTTCCTGTCTGATAATAGTCTAAAGTATATCCGGCAGGAGTAACAAAGAAAGCCTGCTCAGCTTGCGTAAATGCAGCAAGCTGAGTTATGGCGTCCTCATATTCTTCTGAATCATATTCAACCCCTTCAGGCAAACCTAAATGGGGAACAGGAATCGCGGCTCGTTCTATACCTATAGCTTGAAGCTGTTTGTATAAAAGTTTTCTTTTGTAGTTGCCATACAGCATGCGACAAAAAGGATAGCCAGTATCATTTCCTTTCTTTTCGTTATAAAAGATAAGAAGATTTTCTGCAGGAATATCAACATCTATTTCAACTTCACCAGATTGTAATTGATGAATAAATTTTAAAATACCTTCGCTTGAATATTTCCATTTGTCCAAAGTTCTTTGGTCTCTAAAGGCGATATTTAAAAGGCCCGTGTATGGGCCGAATTCTTTTGAGTTTCTATTTTTATGAATTACTTCAAACACAGAATGGCCGTGCCAAGGGAAAGTCAGTATCTCATCCAACTTAGAAATAAATCCCTCGGGAATATCTTTAAAAATAATTTGCTTTAGTAAAGCAGCAACATCTAAATCTTTATCTTCTGCTGAAGCGGGTTCAATTTCCCATACTGCAGATTTAATTGGGTTAGATGTCGCGTGGTAAAGTTTTCTAATCTGAGAATCGGACAAAAGCATCTTGGCAAAAGTCTCTTGCCCTTGCACGCCGTTTAATTCTGAAATGTAATCATTTTCCACAACGTCCGCGGTAATTAAAGTTCCGGAGCGTCCAATAGATTTTAGATTTGGTTTAGGCTGTTCTTCTTTTTCAGTGAATTCTTCTACTGCCATTGATTCTCCATTCTATCTTTTAATGTTTAATTGTTGCCCGTGTCGGCAAAATTGTAAAACTAAAAGTTTAAGTTTGTCAACATAATAAACCTATTTACGTTTTATTTACAAAATATTTAATAAGCATTTACTTTTATTCTAGACTTCCTTTTATCTCTCTTATTGCCATCTTGCATTCTGTAGGGCTTGGCGTCTTTATTAGCATCCGAAACTTTTGAGTAAGACACCTTTTCTAGGAATTGAATTGCCTGAGTAAGAGCATCAACCTGGTCGTCGTTCTTCCCATTAGGAAAGACTTTAAGTTCTTCCACGCATTGTTTTATCCAGGGACAAATTGAAGGATCGGGAAAATAAATATTTCCTGCTTTGAATAAAGGTATCTGGCATTCTGCTCTTTCAACCTTTCCGCCGTCTGGCTCTACTTCAATTATTCTTTTTACTCCCGGCCTTACTTCTCCATCGGCTCCTACATCTGACTTTCTTAGCATTGAAATGATTCCTGGGCCGTTAGCTTTGTCTTCAATTAAAAGAGCTTTAAAATCTGAGTGCATTTTTATAAAGTATTTAACAGCATCAAGAGTTTTATCAAATCCCATTCTTGCGCGGACCATATCCGGCAACAAATAAATATCTCCTGTCAATCTTTGTCTTGCCCAATGTTGGCCAACAACGAAATCGGTTTTTCTTCCTTTAGTTTTTGATTTCTCTTTAAACGTTAAATCCCATGAATGAACTTTATAATAAAGATCTTTAGGAATAGTCGTATAGTATTTAAAATATTCCTCTTTAAAGATAAGGCCTTCTGCAGGTGCTGGCCTTTGTTGATATTGCCCCGCGTATCCTTCAGGATCCGCAAGTTCCATGGCTTCCAATTCTTCTTCAGTATGTTTAAAAGACCATAGAGCTTCGCCGGCGGATCTAGGATCGTACTTTGATTGTCCGTCTTCATTTATTGCCGGCAAATTAATATGAGAAAATTCTAACTCCGTTCCACCATCTAAAAGAAAGCCTGCGGGATCCTCTTCATGAAGTCTCTGCATTATAATAATCATAGGAGTAAGTCTATCATTTAATCTTGATTTAATTGTTTGTGGGAATCTGTTATTAATTCCGTTTCTTATGGTATCTGAATTACTGTCTTCAGGTTTTAAAGGATCATCAACTATTAAGGCTCCAGCGAATTTTTTACTTCCTAATTTACCGGCTCCAAATCCTGTTACACTTCCGCCTGTTGCGGTCGCGGACATTTCGCCGCCCGCAGTAGTCTTCCATTTTTTCTTAGCTTGAGAATCTCTTTTGAATTCTATAGGCCACAACTCTTGATACCTTTCATGACTTATAATTTCTCTGACCATAGAAGAGTTGGCCAAAGCTAAATCATCAGAGTATGCTAAATTAATAAACTCACAACTGGGATTCCTAGCAAAGGACCAGGCAGTAAAAATCTTCACTACGATTTCAGTCTTTGTATATCTAGGCGGTATATTAATAATAGTATGCAAAAGTTTTCCTGAATGAATATCTTCTAAAACTTTGCAAAGAGTTTTATGGTGCCAATTGATTTCAAATTTTCTTTTATATATTTCTTTAAAGACCCACAAAGTAAAGTCAAAAAGATCGGCCTCGAGTTTTCTTTTGAGCTCTTCGTTTTCTATTTGTTTAAGGGTTGGGAGCTCAATCTCAGTCTCCATTGATTCTTCTTTTTTCTCTTTCTAATAATTCGTCTTCAGATTCTATAGGAATTAAAATAGGTACTCTATCAGATTCTTTAGGACCAAATAAAAAATCTAATAACAAATCTATTATATTAGTTTTCGTCATTTATTTTCTCCTGGTCAATTACCATCTGTTTTATTTGTGTGAGTTGCTCTTTGGTAAGTTTACTAAGATTTAAAGTTTTACCTTGATTGACAGTGACTTCAGATTGTTTAGGTCTCATACCAGTAATATGATCTAGCACCCAGTCCATTCTTTCAGAACTTCCTTGCTCATTCATAAGAGATAAATGTTTTAAAACAGCCATATCCATTATAGATAAATTTTTACAGTTTTCAATGTGGGCGTTAACTTCTTCAGGTGTCCAGCTTGCGTACTTAGACATCAAGGTTTTAAATTGTGTTCGGGTTGTTAACCTTAGAGCTTTTTCTTCAGCAGAAAGTGAAGGCCGGCCATGGCCGACACCAAGTTTATTTCCTTTCTTAAATCTTCCGTCGTTTTTAGGTTCTATATCTGACATTATTTTTTTATCCTTAAATATTGATTATTTTTATGACTCCAAACAGTTTTGTATTCTGCTCCGTTAAAAGTATAGTAAACAATGAGCCAAACAGACTGGGTGTCAAACTTCTCATGTGGTAGCTTTTCCATGATGCTATACTGATAAACTCTTGACCCTAAGGCAAGTTTGCTTTGCAGCCTTTTAATGTTTTCGAGAAAACAAGGGTCGTCCGATTCTTTATTGTAATATCTCTCTGAATTTGTCACCGGTTTTCCTCCGCATTATGTTTACCTAACGTAAACAATTACTAAATGTTAACCTAACTAAAATCTTAGCACGATTTCCCAAAATATGAAAGTACCTCCTTTAAAGCTTCTGTTTCACCAAAACAGACCTCAACTTTATAACCTCTTTCCCGATAGCGAGTATGTTTATCATGCTGAACTTTTGTAGTCGTTCCGCCAGTGCTTTCTTTCATCTCTATAAAGAGACCGTGAAAACCTTGACGCGCTCCAACAAAGAATAAGTCTGGAACACCAGGCTCAATGCCTTCAAGTTTTAAAGTTCTGGCTTCGCCTTTATTTCTTTTCCCGCCATTAGGAATAGAAAAGAATTCAATCTCCGGATGATTCCATCTAAGTTTAAGAACCAACCGCTGTTGCTCTTGAGATTCAGATGGAATTTTGCTTTTACTTTTCATTTACGTATATTTTACTTTTTAAGTTCTACCTTGTACAATTTAAAAGTGCGTGAAAGCCGAAGTTTTTTTGAAAATGGATTTTCTTAATAGCTTCATTAAAGGCGTCTCCAAAAAAAGGTCTCTATTTTTAGAGGCCTTTTTCTTATTCCAAACTTAAGCAAATATTGGCCGGAATTTTCAGCACAGCCTTGAAGCTTAGTCCCTTAATAAAAATATTCGATTATTCACTTTTAAATCTTTTTCTCTGCTTGTACCCCGTTTCGATTCTCGGGCTCAAGCAAGAGAGAATCGGAATCGGGGTTAAGAAATTATTTTTCTTTTAATTCTTAATAAAGATAATAAATTCTTTAAATCTTTTAACTATAATCTTTGGTACTTTTTGGAGTCACGATAAAGCATAGAAGGGGCCTTCATCATTTCTATTATGAGAATCAAAAACAAAATTCTTAAGGCCGGATTAGAATTCTTCCTTAAGCCTATGGCCCGGAAGAATTCATCCGGCCATAAACAAGGCTAGTCAGCTAATTAGGTCAATAGTCTTATTTGTGATTTTGTTTAACAGATATTAAATATTTTATCATAATTTCTTTAAAAATAATATACTTTGGGAAGGGACTATTTTGGTTTTTTCTTATGTTTTTAATAAATTAGGTAAAAAATACTTTGTAGAAATTACACACTGTGTTGCTAAAAAATAAAAAAGTTTACAAGGTGTTTTTTAACGCTTACATTTTATTTACACAATCTTTTATTAGATAACTTTTTTGTAAGTGAGCACTTTGAAAATGCGTTGGGTGGATAAATAAAACGGCATTGAAAACTTTGAGTTCTTAATTGATTGCGTGTGATACTACTTAGAACTCAAAGTTTTTTTAAATTTCTACATTATAAAGATAAGCTAGCAAGGAGTATAGTTTAATGAATTTCAAAATATCCCAATGGGACAACGCCAAACAAACTCATGCAAGAAATAGAACTGATATAAAGATACAAGAATTTTCTCAATTAGCTGAGCTATTTGCAAATCCAGTTCCAGTTGAAAATAAAGTCGATCAAAAATTAATCACTAGACAATGGCAAGAATCGCGCTCAAGAGAAAATGAGGTTGTCGATAATAAATGGCTAATCACTTTAGATTATGATTCGGTGAAAGATGAGCCGGGAGAAGTTAGCAAAAAATTAATGACTTTAAAGATAAATCATTTTATCTTTACAACCTGGACACACAAAACAATTGAGACACCTCAGAAAAAGAATAATGGTTTAAATTGTTTTAAAGTTATGCTGGAAGTAACTGCGGAAAATCCTGAAGAACTTTTAGCTCTAACAAGATCGCTCGCAGATAAAACAGGTAAACCAGAAGTTAAAAGAGTTGACGATATTTCTAGCGGAATATTTTTAGGTGGAGTTCATCCAGACTTTCTTGATGATTTCGTTTTTATTTATTTTAATGAAGGTAGAGATGTTGACTGGACAAAAAACTATCTTATAAAGAGCAGTCCAAAAATAGAGGAGCTCAAGCAAGACCCACTTTCAGATTTTGAACAATGGGATTTAACTGCAGGCCAGAAGTTTACACCTGATAGAATTAAAAGAGCGCTTTCTTTAATTAAATATGAAGAGGTTGAAAACTTTAGTAAGATGTCAATTTGGTATTCAATTGGATATGCTTTGCATTCTGCCAAAGATGCTAAAGGTGCTGAAGACGTCGATCTCTTTGAAATCTGGGATGAATGGTGTTTAGATAATTGCGCAGAGCATGGAGTTTACAGCCGAGAAGAAAATGAAAACTTTTGGGCTAAACAAACTGCTCCAGAAAAATATAAAGAACTTTGTACGCTTTCAACTTTATGGCTTTTAGAAAAAGTATTTAAAGCAAAGCAAGCGACTAGCGAGATAAGAAAATCATCCTGGACATTTTTTGATACTCTTGCCGAATCAGAGCCTGAAGAAGTTAAATTTATTATAAAAGATTTATTAGTTGAAAAGTCCATAGGATTTTTAGTGGGGACTGGAGGCGTAGGTAAATCTTCTTTATGTTTAGAAGTTGCAAAAGCAATTTCAAGCGGAGAAGATTTTTTCGGTGATAAACGTTATCCAACTATTCAAGGAACTGTTGCAGTCATTAATAAAGAGGATAGTGTCAATAAAGTTCATAATCAAATCCATAACATGATCGCTTTAGATATTGAGAGGGAAGGAAGAGGCGGACCTATTGAAGATTTTTCTGATGATACCGTAATCAATATGACTCCTGAAAAAGAAAAGCAAATTAAAAAGCGGTGGGAAAATGTCGCACGTCCTCAATGGTCTCAGTCTAATATAAGATTGACTGATGGTGAGGGAGAAGATTTAGAAGCTCTTAGCGCAATCATAGGCTCTTTAAAGAGTCTAAAAGAAGAGCTCTTTGAACAGGATAAACCAGAACTAAGTTTAGTTATTATCGACCCATTAAATTTATGGCATGGAGGAGACCAAAACTCTCAAAAAGATATGAGCTATATTTTCTCGGCGCTCCAACAAGTTCAACGGGATTTAGATGTCTGCGTTTTAATTGTTCATCATAAAAATAAATCAAACGGTTTTTCCGGTAGTCATACCATTAGAGATTCGGGAAGGTATATGTGGTATTTACAAAATAAATTAATTGATAAACAAGAAAATCCAGATTTCATTGAGCTTTATATAGAAAAGAATAATGATGCTAAAGCAAATTATATTGCTTTAGATTTTATAAGAACCGAAAAAGGCCTTTTAGATACTTATGAAGGCGAAATCAAAAAGGGGTTAGAAGAATGATAAAGCTAGGCAATTTATACGTAAACAGAGGCAGTATGGGAGAGTTGTGTTGTAGTGCGGATAAGCTTCCTATTTGGTGGCAAAGAGTTACTATTAACGATAAAGGAGAAATTTTTAAATATGAAAAATCTACCAAATCCGAATATCAGAACGAAGTTGTTCACGAGAAAAAGGAAGAGTCTCATCAGCATGAATCCTTTCAGCCATCTTCCGTGAAATTCGACCCCGTGCTTTCCAAGCAGAAACTGTAGGAACACTGATGTTAAAATATTTAGAAATTTGTGTAGCATTATTACTAAAAAAATCTAGAAAGAGATATAAAGCTTCTTTATTTTTCTCTGCGTTTTGTTTAGAAAAAGATATTTCCATAATGTCCTCGAGGCTAAAGTTTTTATTTACAAAATGTTTACACTTTATTACTGTATATTAGATGAATTAAAAAAGATATAGGAAAATGAAAAAGAAAGAACTTTTAGCACATCAATTAGATGCTTTGGCTTGGATTAAAAAGCAAAAATCTAAAAAACTTATTCTTGCTCTTGATATGGGCCTTGGGAAAACAGTAATCGCTGCCAAGACTATACAAAAAGATGAAAGAGTTTTAGTGATTTGTCCGGCGTCCCTAAAATTAAACTGGGAAAGAGAATTAAAAATCTGGGCCATATCTGTTCCTATTCAAATTATAAAAAAGAAAACAGAAACAATTTTAAAAAGACCAGGGATAACGATTATTAATTATGATTTACTTGGGCAAAAATCTAGTAAGAAGAAAAATGCAAGAGCCATTGCAAATTATGATTTTTCAGGTTTTGATAAAGTTATTTTAGATGAATGTCACATGATAAAAAATGCAAAACCTGTAAGATCAAAAATCTCAGGAAAAATAATTAGGTTAACACCAAAAGCAATTCTTCTTTCTGGAACACCAATGGAAAGACCAATTGATCTTTATGTTCCTTTGTTTTCTATTGGAGCAATTAAAGGTTCAAGAGATTCATTCGGCCATAAATTCGGTGACCCTAAAATGTTATGGTTAGGGACTAAACAAGTTTGGGCATTTAGAGGAGCATCAAATGTTCCTGAACTTAAAAAGATTTTAAAACCAGTTATGCTAAGAATGCTAAAAGAAGATGTAATTGATTTACCTGAAAAAGATATTTCTGTTGTTGCTCTTGATCTTCCAGTAGGAAAACAAGAAAAGAATTATAGCTTTACAGATATTATAAAGGATCCGAGGCCTATGGGCTTTGAAGGTCTTTCAGAACTTTTACATGAACAAGGCATTAGTAAAGTTCCATTAGCGGTCAGACATATTAAAATGCGTTTGGAGACAGAACATAAAATTTTAATTGTTGCCAAGCACACAGACGTTATAGAATCTTTAATGGAAAAGTTAAAAGAATTTAATCCGGTAAAGTTAGATGGAAAATGTACAGCTGACCAAAAACAAAAAACAGCAGATACTTTTCAGGAAGATAAAAATTGTAGACTTCTTATTGGCCAGATAAAACCCGTCGGAGTCGGCTGGACACTAACTAAAGCCAAGCATATTATTGTAGTTGAACCTGACTGGAGTTTTTCAAACTTAATGCAAGTTATAGATAGACTTCATAGAATCGGGCAAAAGAATAATGTCACTGCGGAACTTTTAACAATCCATAATTCAATATGTGAAAGAGTTTTATATACAACATTAGAAAAGAAAGGTTTTATCCAAGAAGTGATAGGCCTATAACAAGGAGAAGAGAATGAGCATGCAAGAAAAAGTAATGATGAAGCAGGAAAATTTTAACAAACTTCAGGAGTTGATAGTCACTGCGCTATTGGTAAATGTGGACACACCCTACTGTGTTTTTTCAAAAGACTCTGGACATGTTTCTCATGTTGGAATTAAAGTTTGTAAATCTAAAGACGACTGGTACTCAGTGATTGTCAGAGAAAGAATTTTTTCTTATGATACCCCCTGGACAGAAAAAAATCAAAAACATTATGAAGAACTTATGTCAACCTTCGGAAAACTTTTAGCTGGAGATTACCCGTCTCTTTTTAAAGTTGAAGTCAATACAGGAATCGGAAAAGTAACTGAAACTTTTTCAACTGAAGATGAACGTCAAGAATTTATTGCTAAAGGCTTGGCAGCAAATAACTTACTTACTTTTAAAGAGTCTATGAAACTTTTAACAGAAGGAGAATCTTAATGAGCACTCACGCAGAATTTAGCCCGAGCAATTCAAAAAGATGGTTGACTTGTACGGCTTCAATGACTTTACCTAAGAAAAAAGAAAAGCCGTCAGCATACGCCAATAGAGGAACAGCTTTACATGCCATAGCTGATGATATTTTAAATAAGAAAGAAATTCAAGAATCTTATGATGATTATACGCCAACAGAAGAAGATATGATTTGTACTGTTCAACCCTACGTTGATTATATAAACAGCATAGACGTTGACCATAAATTCTACGAACAAAAAGTTTTTCTTTCTGAAGACTGTAATGGAACGGCCGATTTTATAGGATTTAATTCTAAAACAAAAACTTTACACGTTGCAGATTTTAAGGCCGGTAAAGGCGTTTTTGTAAAGGTTGAAAATAATACTCAACTTCAAATTTATGCGATAGGAGCAATGGAATATGTTAGTTCTTTTGGGCCAATTGTAGAAAAAGTGATAACTCATATTGTTCAACCAGGAATAGATAATATTTGTTCTATGGAAATTCCATTGGAAACTTTAAATGCTCTTTACGAAAATGTTTTAAAAAGTATTGAAGATGTAAGAACAGGAAACGTCAAATATGAAGCTTCTCAAGATGGTTGTCGTTGGTGTCAACACAAAACAACTTGCCCGCATTTAAAAAGTCTTACTCAAAAGATTGCCCAAGAAGAATTTGAAAATATGGAGCTCTCAGAAAGTTTGTCCCTGGTCCCTGTTTTAAAATTATTTATTAAAGCAGTAGAAGAAAAATCTTTAGAAGTTTTAAATCAAGGTAAAAAATTAGAAGGCTTTAAATTAACAAGAGCTCGAGGGAAAAGAGTTTTTAAAGATATAGAAAAGGTAAGAACTATTCTCGGTGCTGAAGGTATAAAAGAAGATGAACTTTTACATGACAGAAAACCTTTTACAGTTCCTCAAACAGAAAAATATTTAAAGACAGCGAAAATTGATATTGATCTTTCAGACTATATTGAAGTTCAAGAAGGTGCGCCAAAAGTTGTACCCGAAAAATCTCTTTCAAAAAAAATAAATAAAACAGAAGATGCTCAACAAGTTTTTAAAAATATTTAATTTATTCAGGCCTAAGAATTTTCTTGGGCCTTTCAATAACAATAATGAAGTTCTACCCCATCTATATTTTGATATTCTTCAACTTCACATCTTTCATTAGAGACGTCGTAAAATTCACAAGAAGAAAAAAATAATAAAAGAAAAATTATTTTCATATCTTTATTATACCGTAAAAAAAATTCTTATCTTTATATACATCTTTTAAAATACCGGTTTATAATATAAGTATCCATAACCGGTTGGCCTTATCTGGCCTGGATTCAATCCAAAAGGGTAGTTTAGGCTTATTTGAGTAAAAACTACCCTTTTCACACCAAGAAAATAGAGCTCCTAAGCGCCTGAAAAAATAGGAATATTTAACATTAATTTACAGAATGTTTAATAAAAGCTTAATAAATGTTTACATGGATTTAAATCCGGTGCATAATGATTCTATACTAACAAACACAAAAACTTAAAACAAAGGAAAATAAAATGGAAGGTTACTATAAAAATATTGTCACACTTGGAGAAACATCTATAGCTAAATTAATTAGATACAATTTAGATTGTAATTATGAAAGAGATTATGCTTACTCAATATTTATCAAAGGCGAATATAATGATATGTTGATGGAGATGGATGTTGTAGAAATACCAGTCCCAAACGTTGGCCTTGCTTATGAGATGTTCAAAACTTTTAAAAAATTAGAAGATTTAAAAGACGCATAATAAACTTTTAACTGGGGCGAAAGCCCCTTAGGAAAATAAAATGAAAACTGAATTTACTTATGAAGAAGTCCAAACTTATATAAAAAAATTAACACCGGCTGAAAAGAGCATGGTCCAATTAGAAGTTGTTGGTGCTTTAGATTTTATTCTTGATATGCACTTTGAAGAATATGAATCAATCTCTTTAATAGAATTAATATCTTTTACTGCTGAAGCCTATGAAGAGCATCAAAAAATAATAAAAGGGGAGGAATAAAATGCCAAGAATAAAAAGATTTAATGAAGAGGACTTTCAAAAAATAGCTATTATTTTAGAAAAAGAAATTAAAGAAAAAGGAAGTCTTGAATGGGCCGATTTAAAGATTCTTGTGGAGAAGAATATTGCGGTTAAAAATTGGTTGGACGTCCGCCGCGCGCTTTACCTGGTCACTTCAAAAGGTGAAATAAAAAGAACAGACGACTTTAATAAAGAGGAATATATTTTAACTAAAAAGGAGATAAAAAAATGAGCAACATGAGCTATTGTAGATTTCAAAATACTGTTCAAGATTTGAGAGACTGTAAAGAAGCCTTAGAAGAACTTGAAGAACTTGGTGGCGTTGATGAATACGGTGAAAAATTAAGTCAAGCAGAAGAAAGAGCTAAGAAAAATTTGATTGAACTTTGTGAAGAAATTACTGAAGTATTTGGTAAAGATGAAAGAGAATTTTAATAAAAACTAATTAACAGCCTAGGAGGCAAAAATGAAAATGACATTAAAAGAATTAAAGCATCTAACACAAAAACAAATTAGAGTTTCAGCAGTAAAAGAATTCCCAGGAACAAAGATTCCTAAAAAGTGGACTGATAAAAAAGCTGCACTTGCTTGGTATGATAAAACTAGAAAAGCGGGGCCAGCTGTTGCGAAAACAAAACCTAAAAAAGTTGCTGTTACAAAACCAAAAGTTAAAAAAGAAAAGAAAGAGGCAGGGCCAACAGCAGGTAAAACTAGAAGGGAAAGAATTGTGGCTAGACTTTTAAATGAACAGTGCACCGCTTTGGAACTCGCCCAATATGAAAATGTTCAATACAAAGCGATCTTAGATGATATTCATGCCATTAGACATTCTCGAGCAGACGTAGATTTATTGCAAGGAAAAGTTTTAGCAGGAACAAGAGTCGGTAGAAGTAAAGTTTTTTATATTTGTTCAGAAGCTAAGGTAGAAATTTCTGAAAAAAGAGTTAAGGAAGAAGTGGAAATTGTAGCATAGGACCAGGTAAACATTTTAAGAATAAACAGGGCTTCAAATCTGAGGCCCTTTTTTATTTCCTTTTATAGAAATCAGCTAAAATATGGACGTCCAGATTGATCCAGGATTCCACCTGGTCACGTCATTAGTATGATAAGCAGTCTTTTTATAAGTCTTCTTACAACAAGAATAGAACACAAAAAATAAATATTTAATAAATGTTTACATTTTGTAATTCATTTTCTAAGATTTATTTATAAACAAACGAGATGAAAAATTTGAGCAAGATGAACTTGTCGACCAGGTAGAAGAGGAGAAAAATATTTACCTAATTAAAATCCCTAAAAATTTAAAATTTTATTTTCGCACTTACGCGAACAAGAAAACATGGAGACGAATATGACGAAACTTATTACACCAGAATTTAGAGGTAGCTTTGTAACAGTGATGACACCAAAAGCTTTTTCAGCAGACCACGCCGCAAAATATTCTATAGTTGTTGCATTGCCTAAAGAAGATCAATTTTTTAAAGATTTAGATAAAGCAATGAATGATGCAGCAATGGAAAAGTGGGGAGAGATTCCTAAAAAGTTAAAAACTTTTTTAAAAGACGGTGATAAAGAAGATGAGAAATATGATTGGGCGGGGAAAACTGTTTTCACTGCTTCAAATAAATCTCAACCAGGCATTGTTGTTAGAACAGAGCAAGGACTTGTTGAACCTATGCGCGATGAAGATATTTATTCAGGTGCTTTCTATCGAGCATCCGTTAGACCTTACGCTTATGAATATAATAAAACTAAAGGCGTTGCAATTTCTTTAGACAATGTTATGAAAACAAGAGATGGTGAAAAATTCGCTTCAAGAACCAAAGCTCAAGAAGATTTTGCGGATTTTGTTGAAGGTGACTGGGACTAAATTAAAAATTTAATTTTTATGAACCCTCTAAATTGAGGGTTCTTTTTTCAACTAATAATTATATTTAAGGAGGCGGTATGTTTAAACACATAAAACATCAGCACAAACATTTTAATATTCTTTACACTGGTAGACCTAGACATTTGACACCTGAAGAAAAAGAATTCTATATAAAAGCAATCCTAGAAGAAGTTCAAGAATACCTTGAAGCAAAATCTCTAGAAGACGAATTCGACGCTCTTCTTGACATTATGGTGTTTACTGCCGGAGCTTTAATCAGACAAGGTTTTGATGGCGATGCAGGAATAAAAGAAGTTGTTAAAGCCAACATGCAGAAAATCGTCGGGCCTTTAGATAAAAGAGGTAGCTTTAAATTAGATCTTCAAAAACCTGTTGGATGGAAGCCGCCAAACTTAAGTCAGTTCTTATAAACTAAAGGAAATTTAAAATGAAAAATAAAGAAAAAGATAACCGCTTTGAGTATCTTGATAAAGATAATCGCTATATATATCTTGATGAAGAAAACAAAGAAAACTCTTTTGATTCTCCAAAAGAGATTGCTGAAAAAATAGGCGCTTCAATTTTAAAAGTAGAAGAAGCCATGAAATTTGATAATGGTAAACCGCCAGTTCATCTTGTTGATAAAGAATTAATTTTAGAGACAGCAAAGATTTTAGGCTACGGGGCAGAAAAATATGAAGCGCATAATTGGAGAATAGGTATTCCCATTTCAAGATATTTTTCTGCAGCACAAAGGCATTTACTTGCATGGAATGATGGGGAGGATATTGATCCTGAATCTGGTCTCCTTCATTTGGCCCATGCTTCTTGCAATTTAATGTTCTTACTTTATCATACAAAAAATAATCCTCAGCTTGACGACCGTTTTAATCTTGAGAAAAATAAAGGCGGTAAAGAATGATTAATTATATTTTGTTAATGAAAAAAGTCCTAGCAAAAGGGCAAAGTCATAACGGAACGCTTTCACTATTTGGTGAGGGCTTGTCTTATGACCTTAGACGTGGTTTTCCGATAGTAACAACCAGGAAAATAAATTATAAAGCTGCTTTAGGTGAACTTGCTTGCTTTTTAAAAGGTGAAACAGATGTTAGAGAATTTCAAAAGAAAGATGTTAACTTTTGGAATGCTGATTGCTCTAAATCTTCATGGCAAGAAAATCCTCATTGTAAAAATGAGTTTGATCTTGGAGAAA